CCCTTGTTGATTATTTTGCATAACTGCTTTTTGATATTCTACTTCACCATTTGCCATTTTTTCTGCATGACGCATTTCTGCAACTGATTCAAATTCTTTTGCTCTTCTTCTATTAGATGCAATAGACATTCCTGTTTTAATAATTCCAGGCACTAATTTAGATGCTACTTGTAACCACATAACTATTCCTTTGTTTTTTCAATAAGCATATCTATAACATGTTTTGCTTTTTCTAGGTCTTTTATTTGATCTTTCTTATCTTTCCATTTTAAATTATACCTTGTTATGTATTTCATAGCATGTGTTTGACATGCATTAAAATTATTTGCCATACAATAATCTAAAGGTTGTATTTTAAGCTTTTTATAGTGATTGCCTTGTATCTGATCAGAAAATGCTGAATCGTCGCTCTGTGTCGCTCTATGGCTCTTTAAGAGGGTATTTTTAAGCTTATTAGAACTCATACAAGTGTTTTAATCCAATCACCTTTATTGTCAAGTACCATAGGTAACAACCTAGGATACCCATTTATTATAATGCCACAACCGAGAACAAATCTTGTTTTAAAATTCTTGGCATAGTTGAATGCCATAGACTTTTGATTTATGAGGCACCCAACATTCATAGCAAAAAATAAATTATCAGGATTTGCCCACCATGATATTAATAGCTTTGTATGGTAATGACCTTGACATGCCGACATACCCATTGTTTGTGAAACTTTTAAAATATCTGCTGATCTTCCGTGTGTAAAAAAACATCTTTGTCCATTTGACATTGTTAAAGTTAAATCATCAACCCACT